GATTCAAATAAAGAAATGCCAGAAATATCTAAAGGTATATTTAGTGATCAAGAAAATTATGCTAACCCACCTGGCGCGCGGGACGAGGATGAAAGGAAGGAGATGATGGCAGGAGGCGCAGACAGGGCAAATTGGGACAAGGATGAAGGCCCGGCGGCGGGCGGTTGGGTGGACAGGTGGGTCCGCCCGAGCCCGAGCCCGAGCGCACTCCCATACTCATATAACGACCAACTCAACCCGTACAACAGCCAAATCGACGTGACGGCGCTGCCCCACACCATCCAAACTGCGCTAAAGGAAGAGCAGAGGGAGCTGGACGAGGCGCTACACAACTGGCCATCTCGTATTTTGTACACGGCACGGCTCGAGAGAGGCGCTCTCGCGACACCGGAACGGCGTGCTGTGCTTAAGGTTCAGTGTGAGAAGAATTGGAACCAAGAAGTAAAATTTATAAAAGTTTCGTTGGAATTTTATAGGAAACGCGAGAAATATTACAAAAACAAACTCGACTCGGCGGTTCCGATGCCAGGGGCGGTAAAACAACCTGGGCTGGAGTTTCTCATCCAGCACGTCAAGACTGCATCTAATCAAATAAAGTTTTTGGAGAATAGATACAAGATATCACGAAAACACTTTGAAATCCAAAAAGAGGCATCGAAGATGTTCTGCAACGCCAAGCCTTGTAGATGTAAACCTTTACAAGTCGGGGAACCATGCGAAGAAGATCGATGCTGCGTCTGGGGACTAAAGTGTGTGGCCCAAGGCAAGTGGGGCCCGAAAACGCGCCTCTCTGGGAAGGCATGTCAGCTTGACCCTAAGATGACCCTGGTCAAATGGTGGGAACAGGCACACCATCTTTCAACACATGCACCAGACTCCTCTCCGTACGACAGGATGAAAAGCTCTCTACTCTCTAACCCTGCCGCCAACGCCAACACGCCCCCGTGGGAGTGGCCGGATGTTTTCGTAGATCCCTCTCCCACCCTGCCTACACCCACCCTGCCTACACCCACCCTGCCTACACCCACCCTGCCTACACCCACCCTGCCTACACCCACCCTGCCTACACCCACCCACCCACCCGGGTACATCAACCACGGCGACGGGTGGGTGCTTGCCCGCCCACCCCGATCGGTAAATCGGTAATATGAAAATAAATATATTATTTAATAAAAAATATATTAATCTAAATATTACCAGGTCTAGTTCTTATTATTTTCTCCAAATATTATAGTTTCTGATGGAATTAGTATAATATCTAGCACATCATCCCAAGTTTCTTCTTGTTTACTGTTCCATTTCATCCAGTATTCATCTGATACAGACTTTAATTCTGCATTAAACTTATTAAAATCTATTCCTATCTCTGACCATAGAATACCAACATCAATAATATAATATTTTATCAAATCTCTTTTTATATTATTCAAGAAATAGCTGGAGACATTCGTTGGCATTTCTTCTTCTGTCCTATATCTCCAATATGTTGATTGCTTTGTAAAATTCGTATGATAATCTAGGACAGGAACATCTCTAGTTGAAACACTCCAGTGTGTATATGTGGATTGATCCCATAAACCACATTTTGAACCACCTGATTTACACACTACAATAGTTGGACCTTTATAAATTTCATATACACACCCTCCTTCCCTATCACAACACTCGTAACAATCCCCACACTCACACTCATCTGAATCATCTGAATCATCAGAATCAGATGAATAGTAATATTCATCAAGATGAATAGAAGGTCTACAGTGTAAAACATTACCACAACACTTCTTTTGATGGAACCCTACTTGGTGACTATAATGCGTTTTACCATCATATAAATTTCTACATCCTTTACATATTTTTAGAATAGGCATAGTATATGGTTCAAACCACTGTGAACCATTACAATCATGACACCAGCCTGAATAGTTATATTGTGTTTCTGACATATTATTTCCTTTCTTGTTCTTTTGTGAGTAATTTTTATATATATTTTAAAATATAATCAATTTTATTTTTCTAATAGAAGAAATAAAATTGAATATAGATGTTAGTCTTTTATTAGATAAGCATGATGTACTACAATTATCTCGGTGTTTTTTCTGAAATGAATCGGATAAATGCAGCCTATACTATACAAAAAAACTGGAGAGAGAGACGTTATAGTCCTAAATATAAGTTGTGTTATAAAGTAGAGATGTCAAATATAGATGAGATCTGTATAGAATATGGTATAGGTAGTAAAGAAGAACTAGAAAACCAAACACCTGATTTTAAAAATAAACTTTTTGAATACCGTAAATTGGATTTTCAAAAGGAATTAAACAAAATAAAAGAAATACTTAAAACAGTTAGTTTTAGTAAGGAGCGGGTGATTCTTAAGGCTAGGCGAAAAAAAAATGTATGATAATGTTAATGAATAAAAATAAGAATATAGATAAAGTTTTAGTGATAATAGCATCCTATGGCATCGTTCAGGTATTAGCACAGGATCTGGGAATAAAAACTGGAAAAAAGCAGAGTGTTCTCGTTCAATCCCAACCTATCCAGTTTTTTATTTTATATAGTGGAGCATATTTTGTGACACAAGACTATGGATTGGCATTAGTAACTATTTGTCTTTATTATTTTCTTAAATACGTCTATTCTGGTGGCAAAACCTCTCAAGTCTGTTTTGAAGAAATATAATAACAATATTTATATTTTAAGAAATGTTAGTATATATATATAAAATGGTGACCCAACGTTGCACTGGACTTAATCTTGTTAATCATCTCATCCAAATCAACAAAATTACTGATTATGAGGTGACATACGTTCATGAAAAGGAAAATTATGATAATGAGTGGCTATGTGTTGTTACCTTTTCGACAAAGGGAAAGGACCATTCATACGTTCAAAATGATAGGAATCAAAAAAAAGCATATAATACTATCCTTACTAACATTCTTCCAGTTCTAACTAAGATTGCTGGTATTAAAATTTATGAACCGACTCCCATTCTTCAGTGATAAATAAAGGAGAGTAATAGTTTTCCAATCCTTTCATTGAGATATCGTTGTCTACATAATAGTATTTGTTATTATAGGTCATTAGAGATAGAGTTGTTTCCAGTTCCTTTGTATATTTATCATTTTTTGTTAGTTTTGTTTCCATACATCCTACATTTGTCTGAATTGTTTTGAAATCCTTTGAGATAAGGATTGGTGGGTAGGTAATTTTTGAATTAAATTTTTGATTATAATCCAAATGGATATTATCGTAATTTTCTACTGGTGCTGGCAAAACAGTGGGCGTAACTCCCATTGTTTTGTACAGTTTTTGGATAACGGTATTGACGGTGGAGAGATGTTGGTTGAGTTCTGACATGATGATGATGTTTGTGTGTATTTTTACAAATACATTTTTATAAATTCAATTTTTTTTAATATGATTCCGTGTCTTCATACACATTATCAAAAACCAGTTTAGGTTGAGTAAACATTGGATTAATAGTGGTCACCTCTAGAACTTCTTTAGGATGTGGCTTGTTATACCGGTTATTTAGTTTAATATAGTAAGAATTCAATGGCATAAACAATAGTTCGCTAACAACAATTGTTATAATTGCAAATCCCAACTGTGTCATAAAAGCTTTAACTAGAATTAGAAATGATAGAGCGTCAACATAATTTTTCATATTTGAAATAAAAATAGAACTAATTAGTGTTTTATCATCGCTGTGGGTTCGTCTTACTGATTCAAAATATAGTTTTCCGATCCGATTAATCGCAATATGTGTAAATCGTATCAAAGAAAGGATAGAAATAACAGCAATATACATCTCATTTGTTTTTACAGGAATATTTATAAGGGTTAGATTATTGCGCGGACCAATATGGACATAGTCATTTGTTTTATAAAATATAATAGATATAAATGCAAACATAATAAATACACAGTGAATAACAATGCTAATACACGTAATAGAATCTAGATCCATTTATATTAAATATATTATTAAGTTTAAATAATTATTAATATAATAATTTAAAACTTTATTGAATAGTTATAGTAAATGAACACCTTGTTTATTATAGCAACTCTATTTACTGGTTCCTATGGTGTAGGAATCGAAACATGTAATTATAATGATGAAAATACTTGTTTGGATAATTGGCCTTGTGCTTGGTGTAATAAGAGCACTATAACCAACACAACTGGTTGTTATAAAATACCTATTTGTGGAATTAATGAAGAAATTTATAATACATGCTCTATTAATAACAAAAAAGTTTATTCCGCTACCTGTTTTATTTCAAGCACACTTTTTATTATATTGCTTGTTATGGGATACTATATTTCTATGATTGTAATTTTCGGGAAAGTGAATACTATTCTTATTAATGAACGGGTAAGCGATAATGTAAGGAAATCTATTAATACTATTATCTCTATTATGACTATTGTTCCACTTCTACTTACATTTGTATTCAAACCTGTTACATTCTATTTTTTGTTCTGTTCATATCTTATCACAGGTTGTAGTGTCTATTTGTGTGTTAAAACAAATAAAAGAGTTGTAGTTACTGAAGTAAACCTAGAACAACAACCACCTTCATATACAGAACAGCTACAGGAAGATACTACAATCCAACAACCGGAACGTACAAATGCACAAGAGAATGAATCACAACCTCTTCTATAAATTTAATACAAAAAATTGAATATAAAGATTTATAAATATAAATATTAACCATGACTTACACTACAACAATGTGCAATCATGATGAAGAAATTTTTGGACCCTGTACTTATAGTACCCCAAATAATTCTACATTGTCCGAAGATTCCACTTTAGTAAATGTAGTGGGTGTTTTGCTCTGTTTGTGTATTCTTACTTCCTGTTTCTGTACCCTATATGGTAGGGGACTATTTGATAAATTTAAAAGGAGGAGGCGTAGGTTTGAAGGATATCACGATATTCTATAATTTAGCACATCTAAATCCAATAAATTGCTTCCTACAATCTGGCATCTGTGCATTTCTATAACTGGAGGTGATCATAAAATCAGGCACACACCACGCTCCACCTTTACATATTTTTTTTTGTCCAAAAAAAGGATAACTCATTTCTCTATAAACAGGGTCTATTTTAAAATTATCATATGGATAAATAGTTTCTTGACACCATTCCCAACAATTACCTATTAATTGTTCTACACCATTCAAATTATTTAGGTCTTCCGTATTATTTTTTACACTTGTTATCCATTTATTATTATAGTTTACATTACATTTATAGAGTTTTTCTTCATCATCACCCCATGGATAAAGAGTAGTTGACCCATTTGTAACTAAATATTCCCATTCTGATTCAGTTATTAGTCTAACCCCTTTCCATTTACAGAATGCCTCTGCTTCATACCAAGAAATGTTTATAATTGGGAAATTATATATAGTTTCAATATCTATCAGTCTAGCGAAATAATTAATATAAATTTTTTTGTTTATAAATTCCCAATACAAAGGACATTTAATATCGTTATTCTTTTTCCATATATTACCTCTAAATGACCATAATTCATCTTTGTCATAACCACCTTCAAGATAGAATTGTAAAAACATATGAAAAGTTATTAATGTTTTAGAGACTGAGAAATCCTTTACTTCCTTTTTAAAACACGGTTTTTCATTATCAAACCCAATTTTTTTTGTATTATATCCCTGTGTAAAGTTCCCTCCTTTTATGTCTACAAAGTTTAATTTTATTATACCAGAAGTGTTGGCATTTATGGATTCAGACAAACAGAATGGTGCTATTTTATACACTAACTGGTTTGTAAAAATAAAACTTTCGATATGCATATGTAGATGTGTAATAACTAACATTATTAAGTAGTATTCGGAACCATCTATGATATTATGTTCAATAAAATGTTTAATTTTGTTATTAATTTCAGAATAGTATTTTTTGATTTCACTAAAACTAGGGAATTCTTGTTTATATCTTTCTTCTGACGGTATTATAAAACTATCATAAATATTATTCGTAAATCTTGGATCATATTCATATTTGTGTTTAGTATCTATATACCTAAGACAGTGTTTTTCCATAAAGAATATAGGATGTATAGCCTCCCATATAATTGGATTATGTTCTTCGATAGTAGATTTCTTTATATAATCTACTTCCCAATTTAAAAAAAAAAGAAAATCTAGAACCTTTATTTGTGTTGCTTCAAGCAGCCTAATAAGTTGTCTATTTGTATGTAATTTTATTGTATGTTTAGTTCTATTAAATATTTCTTTCCTAGAAAGTTCCATAGTAATTTAAAATAAATTAATTATATTATTTATTTCTTCGAAGATGGCTTCTAAGATGGCTTCAAACGTTTAGACTTTGGACCAGAATTTTTAGAGTTCGTACGTGCCGGTGTTCCAAGCTGGGATGGCGGTCCAAATGAAACAGGTTGAGTGGTATTTCTATTATTTACTATAGGAACAGCCTTGATAGGAACAGCCTTGCGGCCTCTTTTTCTTTTTGATGTTACAGCAGGGGCTGTTACAGCAGGGGCTGTAGCAGTAGCATTAGAAGGGAGGGGTGGTGTGGGGAGCGTGGGTGGTGTGGGGAGCGTGGGTAGAGTAATCGGTTTGGTTGTTACACCCTGTGCTTCAACTGCTTCCTCGCCAAGAGTTTTTTCTAATAACTTTTGAAGGAAATCATATTTTTTTCCAGCCGTGCAAAGCATTGCTACATATTCATTTAATCTTTCTCTATTAAGAACAATGCGTATAAGAGATTTTTTTCCTAACCCAGATAACATAGATTCCCACATAATATCAATGACATAGCGTTTTAGATCGTCAACATTAGCTTCTTCAAACTGTTGTATAGACTTCCCAGCCATATTAACAATAGGCTCCATAACCCGAATTAACTCATTTGTGTATATAATGGACTTCATGTAGGAATAGGTGAAAATGTTAAATACCACATATATAAATATACCTAGTGGTACTATAGTCGTGCTAGTCATATTGATTGTTGTTTGTTGAAGGAATTCGAGTATAGAAATTAATAAATTATGAAATATTTGAGGACCCTGTGCTGCTAATTTAGCTAATTTAAATCCTGTTCCAGCAAGTGCAACCATCCATTGGAGCAATTGTAAAGTGTTTAATTGTATTTTGCCAGTTGTAGCAACCTGAGTTGTCACAAATGCGCTAATCATTTTCCAAATTCTAAACATAAAATTTGTAGTTGAACCAAGTAAAATTCTACCAAGTTGTGCAGCAGGGTCGGTTAGTATTATTTGTATTATATGATGCAAAAGTATATATAAGGTATTCATGTATAAATCTTCATTTTTTACATCACAGGCAGATTCCTTACTAATATCTAACTGCCTAATTACAATGGCACCAACGGCTTCATCTAACTGAGTAAAAAGTTCGTAAACAAAATCCTCAGCATCTTGTATAGTATTCATGCCTACAGCCGAACGTGTTGAATTTAAATCGCGCCCATTTGAACCATATGTTCCAATAACTTGAGGGGTCCTATCGTTTTTCTCGCTGTTCTCGTTGTTCTCGCTGTTATCGTTGTTCTCGCTGTTATCGTTGTTCTCGATGTTTGAATTATTTGGGAGGCTATACTTCATACTCTCGGCAAGAAGTTTGTCGGCCCGCAGTTTGTTTGAACTCACGGCAGCATCAGCCTGCATTGGAACTACACTCGACGTCTCCCACGGCAGAAACCAGACACCACCTCTTTTACCTTTCTTAGTTTTACGGTTATTCTGTTTCCTTTTTACAGATTTACCTTTCTTAAGAGATTTACCTTTCTTAAGAGATTTACCTTTCTTAAGAGATTTACCTTTCTTAAGAGATTTTTTAGAAACTAGTGCTTTTTTTTTTGATAGTTTTGAACCACCCTTCTTACACTTTTTCCCACAACTATATCCCTTAGATTTAGGTCCGCATTTACAGTTATCCGTTTTTTTTCCAGTAACAGCCATATATTATAATAAAATAAATTAAATATTGTTATTTATAAATTTCTGTAATTTTAATCCATCTAGAAAATTATAAGTATCAAATACTAAAACTCTTAATAATTGTGCCTGGTATTCAGCATCTACATCATCAAAATATATAGTTTTCGAACATTTTTTTAGAAGTTTTTTAATAATAGTTTTCTTTTGCACAAATCTTTCCAGATGTTCTCTTTCTATAAAAACAGGAAAAATATAAATTTTTGGTATTTTATAATCAATTGTTTCTATTTTACCTTCCATAAAATCACTCAATTGAAAACAAAACTCTTTGTTATAAAGGTTAAAATCTCCATTTAAACGCAAATGACATTCTATAATATTCCCATCGATAACATCCATATTTAGACACCCTCTATAATTTTTCATATTGGTGTTTATCCAATCTATTATATTTTTAGGAATCTCATATTTTGTAGTATGATGTAATTTAAAACTACCCTTTTCACCTGGATATGATCTTAAACAGGAACTAAATATTATTTTGGTATTATCTAATACAAAATCACACACAATATGTTTTCCTTCAAAATAAGGCTGCCAGAAAAACCCATCCTTTTTCTCTAAATCATATTCATCTATGTCGTGTATAATTTTAAATCCACGACTCAATCCATACAAATTTACAATAGGTTTAAAAATGATAGGATATTTTGCTGGATATACACCCATTGGACCACATAACATTTTTTGCGACTTAGAAAGCCATAATTTATTATAGACAAAATTGTAGTCTGGTATATTAATATAGCAGTCAATATCACTTGGATATATTTTATCAGAAAGATTATATTTATCTATATAGTCTATAAGATTAATATAGTCCATTACTAATACAAAAAAATAAAAAAAAATACATTATACTTAGATATTTTTAATATCATCTAAAGTTATTTCTTCAAGGTTACTATCGATTTGCATTTCATCTGGCACAAATGTAAATTTAGGTCTAACAACAGGTTCATCTTGTGTTACAACCGTATCTTTTCCAAAGGCATTCTCAAAAGCTTCCATTGAGGGAGATGGTGGCTTAGAAAGACCATGGTAGAATAGTTCATTCGCTGCATCAGCATAGTATTTTTTAAATTTAAATAGTTTACTTTCTGGAGTGCGCATTTCGTTAATATTATCATCTGTAATAACAATATTCTCTATATCTTTTCCATTATTGATTTCGGTACGTATATAAATACCTATAAGCTGAAGAGTGTCATAGTTATACACAGGAGGGAATGGTGTATTCATTTCTTTATCTATGTAGTACTGATTACCATTATATACTACTTCTGTTAAAGATTCCTTAAATTTTTTAGGTGAATAATCCGGTTCTTCTGATTTAATCATTTTTTCATATGATGTAGATGGATTAGAATTAACACGTTTTTTACCCATAATCAAAGTATCTATATCAAATATATCACCAATATTTGCCTTATCTAACTGTTCGATAGTATCTAATAGTTTAATATGTTCAAATTCGGCAATAGGTACGAATCGGGTGTCTACATCATCTACGTTCATTATATATTGGTTCTCGTCTGTTTTTTTTATATAAATAGTATTACCATAGTAAGGTTCTAGTAAATTATCTATACTAGTTAAAGAAGTATCAACCAAATACTGTAGTAGTTTTTTCATATTTTTTATATTGAGGAATCTGCCGAAATTATCTTCAAAATATGTTTTAGTTTCCTTTGTAGAAGATGGTTTAACGCCTGCTTTCTTTTCTACTTTTTGATCACTATATGATAAATTATCTAATTCACTAAGGTCGATTATATCGCTTTTTAATCCATTCTGTGTTTTTTCTAGAACAATTTTTTTAATTTCTTCTTTAGTTGTATCTAATTTAGACACATTTGGTTGGTCTTCTGTAATAAGACGCAAAGATATACCCATTGCCTCACATTCATGTAGAAGTTGTTTCATAGAATATGGAACATGAATCTTGTGAATATTAGATGTTTTAGTGTTCTGCATATCTAATTTAATATCTTCTACTTCATAATCAGTATTAATAAATGATAATGGACCATCAGTCGAAGGACATATATGTCTGTTTTCATTTGGATTAACTATAGCAGTTAGACCACTATTATCACTTATATGATACGAATAAGCATCAGACCTATTAAACATAGATTCTTTGAGGAAATTAGCAACACCATGTGATATTAAAGCATCACGTTCCATTTCACCGATACGTAGACCACCACCAATAGCCCTACCAGATGGTGCTTGTCTTGTCTTCTGGGTGTATTTACCAGTAGCTCTTGAATTAATTTTATCCTTAACCATATGTTTTAATCTCTGGTAATAAGTTGGGCCAATAAATATATTGCTTTCAACTTGAGTTCCATGTATACCATTATGTAGTATTTCATCCCCATGACGACTCATACCACACTTCTGTTCCAAAATATCTGAAATATCTTCAGATTCTATATTAGTAAAAGGTGTGGCATCCGCTTTAAATCCATAGTGGCAGCAGACTTTACCCATAATACACTCGATAAACTGACCGATAGTCATACGACTAGGGATAGCATGAGGGTTAATAATAATATCTGGAGTCAACCCTTCCTTTGTAAAAGGCATATCTTCCTGTGGAACTATCATACCAATAACCCCTTTCTGACCGTGTCTACTGGCAAATTTATCACCTAATACCGGATCACGGGGTGTACAAATACGAACCTTACAAATTTTATGATGACTGTTAGCATAGTCCAAAAAAACTTTATCAACAACACCATGTCCACCGTCCTTTACTGCAATACTACTATCAAAATTTCTTTCATTTTTAGTATATTTTCCAATTAAGACATCATTGTCTTCAACATATAACCCTTCTTCAATAACACCATATTCATTTAGTTTAGAATAGTTGTATTTTTTATTAGTATCAATATCAATATCACTATTATTAAAGTTTCCAATAATATCTTCTGTTTCAGTTTTAGTATCTTTAGATTCATATGTATCATATGTCTTAAAGTAACTAGATTTAAATAAACCTCTCTCTATAGCTTGTTTATTAATCATAATAGAATCTTCCTGATTATATCCAGTATAAGACATAATAGCAACAATCGCATTTATACCAGTTGGAAGATCATCAGCCATTGAATATTCAGTTAGTTTGGTATTAACCAATGGTTTCTGAGGGTGATGTAGAACATGAGCGGAAGTATCAAACCGTTTTCGGTATGTACTAATATAACAACCTACAGCCTGTTTACTCTGTCCTGTGCCATATACATTTCTAGGTGCCTGACTACGATTGGCATAAGGTATATTAAACCCGATAAATCCCATAATAAGACTGGGGTGTAATTCCATATGTGTATAAGAATTATAGTCATTTGTTTTAAGTGTATCATAGTTGGTAGAGATTAATGTGGTATTTGCTTCATCAATATCTAAAAATTCTACAACACCTGTGCTATTTTTAAGATCATCCATAATAGTTTCTTTATTAAAATTTTCTTTAATAGGACACAAAACATCATTGTTATAAAAGTTAAATGGTGTATTTTTATTTTTAAATCCAGAAAGTAATTTATCCCACTTTATCGTATTCTTTTTTATTCCGTCAAAATGCATTTTAGTTATTAGTAATTCATTATTTTCAACAAGATATAATGGTCTACAACATCGTCCACCATCTGTAAAAATCTGGATTTCAAGATCTTCTATAACAAATGAAATAGATGTAAACACATTTATTAAACCATTCCTTCTATATAATCTTAGTATATTAACAAAATCCTGTGGCTCTTCTATCATACCAATCCATTTACCATTTACAAATACCTTTACTTTATTAATAACTAATTTAGGAGTAATATTTGAAAGTGGCACCACACCAATTTCGTGACATAGTTTAATAATAGGTTCCGGGTTAATACCAAAGGTTATATGACACATAGAACTCATATGTTTTTTGATACCAATATTACCACCATCCGGTGTTTCAACTGGACAAATAATACCAAACTGTGACCCATGCAATTTTCTCTGACCTATCATAATCATATCACCTAGTGTATTAATGCGTCTAAGTTGTGAAACGGCACCGATAGAAGTTAAACGATTAAGTAACTGTATTAGTCCCTTTTTGTTTAGGATATTACCTATTTTAAAAGATTTTAAAAACCCTTCTTGTATTACTTTATAATTGAAAATTTTATCGATGTTTTTATCGTTTATTATATTACTAAAATTATTTTTTTGATATTCACTACTATTAAAACGATATTCGCCATCAATAGTAATTTTTACATCTCTCTGGAATTGTTTTAGTCTTTCTCTAAATAAGGAAGCAAGTAGGAATCCAGACAGATCCACGCGCTTAAACATAAAACTATCCCTATCAGTAGTTTTTTTAAGACCAAGTTTGACTTCTAATAATTTATTAACAACATAACCGAGATAATATTTTTTAGAATTATAACTATCACCAACATGAGGGAATAAATCGGTCGATATAATGTTCATTAGATGACTCATAGTCCCACCGTGATTAAGATTCATTAAATATTTCATGGCTGTGATTTTATCATAAATATCACCATTATTTTCTATAGATGGGCGGAGATGTTCCAGAAACAATTTACTCTTTTTACTATCTAAATCATATAAAATAAGTTCAAGTATCTCTTTATCAGATTCAACCCCTAATAGTCTAAATAAAACGAATAAAGGTATTGGAGTGTGCATCATTGGTAGTCTTACAGTTATAACATCATTGGTACTATGTATATTTACAATAGTTGTTCTGGCATATATAAATGTATTTTCAGGAACAGATTTGACCTGTGCTGAATAAGAATAAACCTCATCCTGAGATTTTACAATATATAATTTATTTTCAGCTTTTCTTTCATGTGAAACGATAACACGTTCCTGTCCGTCTATTATAAAATATCCACCTTGGTCAAATCTACATTCACCCATCTGTTGTTTCATTTCGGGTGTTGCATTATTTAAAACACAAATATTAGACTGAAGCATAATGGGTATTCTACCCAAATTAATCGATGGGAATGATTTTTTAATAACTTCTGTCTCTTTTGTTTCTATATCATAAATTTTATATTCTACATCTATATCACAAAATATTCCACTTGAATAGGTAAGATTTCTTAATCTTGCCTCATTCGGATACATCTGTTTTTTAAGATCACCTTCGTTTGTTTCTTTAGAAATCACCGGTTTAGAAATATAAATTTTATCAGCATTTTTACCTCCGTAATAAATATGGGTTTCATACTTATATTTACCACTTTCTTTATCTAATTCTTTATATAAGATCTGTGGGTTATATTGTGAAAAAGTTAATGGTATTTTATTTTGTATAAAATCATTAAAAGAATCAAGGTGGTGTTTGGTTAAATAATTTTTGTTGTTGTCTAAATAGTTATGTATAAGATTCCATGTGTTTTTTTCAAAATCAGTATTATCCATTATTATATAATATATATAATGTATAAATTAATAAAATACGAATGACTAAATTATTTTGTTGATTCTATAAAAAAGAAACACAAAGAAATAGTCATAAAAAATAATCCTACATAAAACAGACGACCATTATCTGTCAAAATTAAAAACACATTTCTTATGTAGTAAAGATATGAATCATATACAGATGTAAATTTTACTTCTTTGTTTAAAAGATTTATTATATCCTGAATTATATTTATCATAGTTTCAGAAAATTGGGATGTAAGATTAGAAACTAATTCTACCTGTTTAATATTTTTATTATTATCTATAGAATACCGTTTTGCCTCTTTATTTAAAAAGTCAACCCTTTTAAATTCTGCGTTCTTAACTAAATTAGTAACATTTATACTATTCTGATTGGTTTCATCATATGCATTAAACTCCTTCTTAGGCGATGAAAGTCTATCGTAATAAATATATGAAATCCTTTCTTCCAAATAAGTATTTTTTAATTCTTCTTTAATATTTTTATATACAGAATCATTTTCTCCTGTATTAACTTCAACTGTATCTAAAATAGTCATTAATCTTTCTAGGGTGTTAGTAAACATTTCGTCCTTATCTTCTAAGCTAATACTTATTCCTTCTTTAATATAATATTTTTTTTCTATAATATTGTAATCTGAAAATTGTCTAATCCAAAAGTCAGTATTAATTTTTTGTTCGTCTGTATTAATTACAATCCCATCTGTGTTTTCACCACCTATAAGAGCATCTGAATTAAACATTCGTGTATCATAGTCTTCTATTAGATCCAACAAAATGTTGTAAATTTTATTCGGTTTTAAAAGTTCATCTTCATTATTTTCATCATTATTCACTGGCATAGGCGTAGAAGTAAATCCTTCCGAATACCTATAATAAAATATATAAAAAACAAAACTACCGATTAATGCATAATATTTATTAACTTTAACAGATAAAAAAAATAGTGTAAGTGCCAAAACACCTATTTTATCCATTTTAAAAGTTAGTATCAAACTGATACAAATAAGATAAACCAGTAATAGATTCTTGTGGTTTTCCATTAATATTTATTAACATTTAAATTAAATCAATTAAATCTGTTTGACCTAGAAACATTCGCCTACAACAAATACGCTTAATACCGAGTTCATCCATAGCTTTACCTTCTGGTGTTTTTTTTACATTCGATACATTAATAATTGTATCTTCATCTTTGTTTTTATTATATTTAATCTTTAATACTTTATAGTCTTCCCACTTATCCCCAATAACTTTGCCACACGTGAAGCATCTAACTGGGATAATCATTTTATTAATGTATTAATATAAAAAAAAAATCAATTTTTAAATAATATTTATTTAAATAATATAAAAGTTATAATAAATAGTATGTTTAAAAATTATATAACTGATACAACCGTCCAGTTATTTAGTTCTATATTTGGAAATAGCAAACAACAAACAAAATATTTTATAATAGACCCATTCACCTGTATGGTACGACTTGCTATACTTTCTTTCAAACCTAAAGGAACTAAAATTAGTATATTAGACAACATGATTAAATACAATGACCCACATATTCTACAGGGAACAATTCGGTGGAGTCAGGGTGATAATCGGGATGATCTACATAATTTATACAGACCAATTACTAAAGCTATCGAATGGTACCAGTTAGAGGATGAAAAAATAAAACATATTTTTGGATTAAGTTCTAAAGGTATTGAAAATCTTATGTATTCATATACTGGTAATTCTACTGTTAGACATTCACTCGTTTATTATAAATCTATTATAGATGCAAACCTTAACGTAAATAAAGAAGCAAGTGTAAATAAAGAAGAGAATTTTAATAAAATTTATACAGAATTAAAAAATCTTTGGAATAAAAATGAAATAAATATAATTAATGATATTCTATCTGAAATGGAACATAAAACAGAAGAAGAAAAACAATCTCTTATAAATGCAATTGATTCTATTATTAATATTAAAGAAAAAAGAGTTCAAATTATTATTAAAAAGAACACTACTGTATTATAATATATCCCATTCATCATCCTTTTTAATTTTATTTACTACTATCTTTTTAGGAATTGGAATAGGAATTGGAATAGGAATAGGGATCGGTTTAGGTTTTACTATCATTTCTTCCTTTAAAATAAGTTTTATATTAGGATCTGAACGGGTTCTTCTCCTCTTATAAACGGGTTGTTCACAAATTATTACTTCTTCTAACTTAGATAAATTAGAATAGTTGTAAAAATTACTATTAGTATCATTAAATGTAGGGTCTTCTTCTGGAATAATATAGGAATTTAATGTATTAAAAAATATAGATATTACATCAAACGAATTTGTTAGACAATTATTTATATACCCTGAAAGATATAACATTATTATTAAGTAATATTTTATTTTATATCTTTAAATTCAGTATTGATATCTATTGGACTGGATGAATCCTGTTTCATATCAAAATTATATTTATAAATCTTATTTGCTTGAATAATATAAGTCTGTTCTTTCTTGCTATTATAAAACATACCATTTATATTTGATGGAGCATCCACCCATCTTCTATTAATTAATAATGGTGTATTCGCACGTTTCTCTGATTCATTCCATTCATAATATCTATCTTCATACATAAAGAACACGTTTTTATCAGCATCTACATAGACCGCATCAAGATTATCTGGCACATTCTTCCAAACATCCTTGATTTTTTTTGGATAACCCTTTGCAATCTTTTCATTCTTATTATCATATTTGTAAAATACTGAACCTTTGAAGAAATATGTATTATTGTCATGAGGATTTGTAAAAACCGCATCTATATTTTTAGGTATTTTACCCCAGAATGTTGATATTTTATCTGGATAACCCTTCTCTACCTTATAGCTAGACATATTCAATTTCCAATATTTGTCATCCTTAAAAAAATATAGATTACTATCACCACCCCACACAAAAGCACTATCAAGTATAATCCCCTGATTTACTGTTTTAGAGGTACACATATACAAATCCTGACCACCTACACTCTTATTTAAATTTATATCCTGTAGTTTATAGTCTTTCGGACATTTCTTAGTCTTCTCTATCTTTATATCACGAATAAATTTACTTGACCCTTTCTTTATACATACTTCTACCATATCACTCGGCGATAAATCTGGGAAACCATCATTCAAGTTCTTATCCAATTTTCTAAAACCAGGAGAACAACCGATATCACCTGTAGTTAATTTAATATCCTGAACACCACTATCACCTATTCCATCTTTTCTACACAAATACACAAAATTTCCATTAGCCATAAGGTTCAAATCTATATCTATCTTTTTGTATTTAGGTGGACATTTTACAGTTGTTCTTACCCCAGACACTATTTTTATATCTAAAATGCCAGAATTATTTGTTTGGTAATCCATTTCTCTTTCCTGTCTACTCATGTTATCCTTAATTTTTGTCTCGTTTTTATCACTATCTTTACAGTAACCATATGTTTTATAAGTATTATCACTATTTACTTCTGTTGCACACCAACCATTTACCATCGAATCATTCTCTATACCATCTGTTCTAGAAGCAGTAGTACAGTCATATTGGAATTCATTATCAAAAACGAATGGGAATACACACTGTCCAATTTTTAGGGTTGGATCTGTTATCTTATTATTAAAATCATTAATATCATTACCATATTTTACTAATTTCTGGTCACCACACTGGTTACAAATATTACTCCTACCCTTAAACCCTATTGGACCATTATCACCCTTTGGACCTTTGCTCCCAACCTTCTTAGAATTTGTCATATAATTTTGTATAGTAAAGGCCATATTTATCAGATTAATTTCTAATAATACCAATAACCATACACAAATTGTTTTATAATATTGATTATTTTGAATCCTTGAAATAATATATATTCCAGATACACCCACTAATACAACTGAAATATAGAGAATATAAAGATATATTTTAAGTGGTAACATTATAATATACTTCTATATTTATTTTTTTTTTATAAATTTGATACCCATTAAAATTACAATGACCATAAACAAACCTATATTTGCATACTTAAAACTAACATTATACCTCTTTAACGATTCAATCTCTAATGCCTTCTGTCTATAAATCTCATTGTCCCTCGAAAACACATCTTTACTGTTTTTTAGTTCCTTATTTAAATTACCTATTTTCTTATCTAATTCTTCATTAATTAATCTATTCTGTAATATAAAATTCTTATCTATAGAAACCATATTAGTATGATATTTCAATACACCCAACAATTCTATAAAAGTATTATTTATTTTTTCAGCCTCTCTCTCCTTTAAAACCTGGTTTTCACTCACCTTGGGGTTTTTAGAAACTGTATTCTTTTTTTTTGATTCTTCATAAACATAGTTGTAATTTACACTGGAAGGACCCTGACCCATTTAATCTTATACAAGATTATTTTTTTTAAAATAATTTAATTACATTCTAACGCCGGTTGAAGAAGAACTATATCCATAATATCTACTATTTTCTTCTCATTTGTCCTTGGTCTACCAAAAGAGGTTTTGTTCATATCCGCCTCAATACTATTTATACTAAACACAACTACATATTTGTCGTTCTCCAATTTATCTGTTACTTTAGCCATCCATCTAATATTTTTCTCATTATATTTACCCATTACACCACCATTCTCTAACAATAATTCTGTCCCCTTTTCTATTTTATTACTCTGTGGTATAAAATAGGGTATAACAAGATTAGAATTCGTGTCTATATAGAGTACGCTCGAATTCTGGTCATATAGTTTTATTTTATATTTACCATCCTTTTTCTCACTAACAATACCCTTCACATAAACATGAAAATATGTCCTATCTATATCCTCATCTATAACATTTAACCTTACTGTATTATCCTCTCTCTGAGAGAAATAAGAATCTTTGTGTCTTTTTACTTTCTTTTTAACATAGACAACGCTATTTACACTAATGCAGTTTGTTACAATTTCCTGTTTTATTATAAATGTACTTTTACATTTTTCGTTAAATGATAGTTTTTTATCAAGATTGAAATTATTATCAAGGCAGAAATTATTTACCAGACTAGTAAGCAAATTTTTAGATTTGTTATAAAAGAATTCCTGTGGTTTGGATTGATTACATTTATTTATAACCAGATTGTTTTCATTATTTTCTAGACAATAATGTGTATTACCCTTTAATCGTATAGTGCTATCATTATTTAAAATGAAATTTGTTCCCATATAATCATTGCTATTGCATTCTGTTATAACCAATTTCTTATTATCGGACTTGCTACTATCATTGCTATAATATTTAGACCAGTATGCGTATTCTAAACCAACACACTTCTTTTCAGATATATCTGAACCTTCTGGTTTATCATATAATGAAATTTTATAGTTGTTTTCTTCTATATATTCGTTAAAATCAATCGGATCTATCCTATTCGGTATCTTTGTTTTGTTATTTATAACCTTAAAACAGAAAGGTTCTGTGGTGCTGGTTTCTTTGCCCATAAACAATCGGTCCATATAATCCGATGCTTCAAGATTTATAGAATAGACTGGTTGACTAAATTCGCTAGGTTTAGTGTAAGCTACATTCGATATAAAATAGTTTTTGGATGGAACTTCCCATAAACTTAGAGGATTATTTGGACTATTGCCTTTATTCGACCAGAATAATGTATTATCAATTAGGACTTCAGATGTATATTCTATCGCAACACAGCAGAATAAGGATGTATCTGGCGGTGTTTTATTTAGAGTAACCGCTACACCTAATCCAATATAACCATCTCCTGGTATAGGTTTCCATATATATACATTATTTGTGTTCCATATTAATTCAAATCCAATTGGTTCAGATACAGCACCTTTTAGTAGTATAATATTCTTATTAAGTATATCTACTTTATGGTCGTTACCTTTAACAAAAATATGACCGATACTTTTATAATTATCTTTTGATTTTACCTGGTATATACCAACCCTACCATCTTCAGAGACCATTTCTCCAATTAAATCAAATTCATTAGAGGTAGTGCTGTAGACACGTTCATTGTAGTTAAATTCATTCCGGTATTTTATGTAATATTTTTTGTTATCTTTTATCTGCATAAAAGATACAAAGCCTTCTTTAGAACACATAGGTTTTACAGCATAAAAACTAGCATGTTTCCTAAATGTATCTACTAAATTCGTATTATCAGTATTATAATTTTTGAAGGAAAGATAGCAACATGAATCATTAGTAACGAGATATTTATTATTATATTTAATTGATATAGATTCGAATTGATTATCAAGACCAGGTACAATTTCAAATAATGAATCTGTTTTTTTATGACTTGGAGAGACAGACAAGAAATCGTTATTGTATACTATTTTCACAATATCCTGTTTACATTTATCTATATCGTTGGTAAATAAGCAGTTTTCTCTTTCATTGCATTTAGATGAATTATTGCTATATTTTGAACATATAATATTATCTTTTGGGGATTTATTGATACAACATCCTATATTATCGGAATATTTGAATGGAACTAAACTGATTTCAAAATTGTTTTTGGCAAAATCATAAATAATATCGGTATTATTTGTTTCTATATATTTTGGGAAAAGAGTGTTTAATCGTTTAGAGTTTTCTTTTCTTTCAACAAATCTAAGGTTAGTTGGTTTTTGGATAATACTATATTTGTTAAATTTTTTCATATATTTTTTAAGATTGTAATCGAGTTTTTGAAAATTCATACATACAAATTGACATCCTAGATTCCAGGCGTGTTCTGGATCAAAATTAAAATTAAAGAAATTGTGTTCAGTATAAACAATAGTAATCGATGATTTGTTTTGTTTATCTATATTTTTAAGTGAATAAGAACTATCAAAAATCTTTAGTGATAATTTATTTACACCAGATTCTTCAATAAATTCATTATTTTCTAATACCAATGCATTATTAGTTACTTCTTTAATTCTAATAACATCACCATTTGTATTATTGCCTTTATTAGTTGAGCCATCTATCTGTAAAGACATATGAGGTTGTATACCAAGTGAAAGGAAATTTGTGTCATCTAACATGTAGATTATATTTCCCATTAGTTTTATTTTTTTACTAAGAATAGAAACGATTGGTATATCTTTTTTGTTAGATAGTTCTTCTTTATGGGGTAGTTCAGTGTATTTTATTCTGTTAAGACTAGGACTTTTAGTAGACATATTAATTAATTCTTCCATCTTAGAATTTTCATAACCATCTGAAGAAAAGAGAACTACTTTTTCCATAAGATGGCACATTTTGGTTCGTGCAATATTTTCTTTTTGATATGAATAATTACTGTCTAGAAGTCTAAGGTTTAGATTTCTTTTAATAATATCATATAATTTATTGAGAGTAGCGGTTTTATTTTTTAGTTTAAGATTCAAGAAAATGAAAAAGGGTTCTTTGTAATTGTCTAGATATCTTTCAGAAAAAACAATATTTCCTATTAACTTAAATACCTCTTCGCAATCTAAAGTATTCTGTCCATAGACAACAGAGCCATCACTACTACTTGAACCTACAACAGGTATAGTGTCATTCCGTATTTCTTTATTAAATATTTCTAATTCAATATATCTACTACCATATATTATAGATTTCTGTAGCATATCTAAACTCGAATAATCATATTGTAAAAATCCGGTTAGAAAGGGTTTATGACTACTACATATATAGAATTCAGAGACAGTACTATTTTTAAATTTGTTACCACATAAATCCTTTTGTTTTCTGTCAATATTCTTTACAAATTTTTGTTCAAAATTTTTAATTTTAGTTTGAGTGCGTTGTGTAAATGATGTTTTATAACCAAAATAACATAATAAAACTACCAAAAATATCAGAAATATCATTTGTTTATTTCTCATTTATATTTATATTACAAAATAGTTTAGATTAATTATTAATGTCTATATTAGATATAATATCAAACCTCTTTTGAACATTTTCTTCTTTTAATTGTTTCGGAGTTTTCGTTTTTGCCTTCTCTTTCTTTTTTTTTATTATTTCGAATGAAACATTATTACTTTTTACTACTTCTAGATGTTTTTTTTGACCTATCATAAAATTTATTTTCATACATATTTGTAAAGAGATGTAATAATTATAAATTATAGGTGTGCTAATGTCATAAATGTCTGTAAAATATTTTATTGCAAACAGATAAAGATTAATATATTTATACTTTGATTTCGGTTTGTAAAATAGTTTGTATAATTTAAAAAGACTATCTATTTCCTTTTGCACGCTAATAGATAATGTTTTTTGAGATTCCGAAATAACTATTTCCCATAATAACCAGATTAAATCTGTTTGATTTTCCTTTTTTATATTGCTACTTATTCTTTCATGACACATTATTGGTTTCTTTTTTTTACTCGATAATTTATCATACTGTATTAGCCAACTTAACATATATACAGTTCCAGTAAAGTCTGAAGTTTTCATATTATGGACCATTTCATTAACAATAAATTTTATTTCTATTGGATCATTACTTCTAAATAAATTATCAACATAGGATTTTTCAGATTTTATTTTTTTTAATATAAATTTAGCATCCATTTCATTATCTTTAAGAGTTGATATCCCTATCGTTTTATTTTTATTACTCATACACACTATTATACAAAAATCGATTATATGATTCCTTACCATCTGTGAATTTCTCATATCGTTCATAGACAAATTAGAATCTATTAGTTGTTTAAACCTTTTATGAAGCAATGAAGGCAACTTAGGTGATAAAATATTAATATTTTTTAGGGCAATATCCAAAAAGATAGAGTATAATTTTTCTATATGTAATGAAAGGAATAATTCTATACACCAATTACAGGATTCTTCTATATTATTTTTAAGAATATTTTTTTTAAGTGTAGTGACTACATCTTTGGTTAAAAATCCACTAAAACTTTTAACTTTAAAATAATCAAAAGTTCTAACATCATTTATAAGATAATTTGTTGGAACGGACATATAATAAATAAAAAAAAAAATAATAAGATTTAACTGAACGAAATATTATTTAATCCATACATCAGACCTGGAAAATAAAACATAGCAGTTAATATAAAACTAATACCTATTTTATTCATATTTGGGTATCCTTTACCGTGTTGGTCTATCCATATACCAATTGGTGGGAAAATAATAGTAAAAAATAGCTTTATAAAGTCGGTTGGTATACAAATATCATCCGTTATCATACCTCCATGCATAAATAATTTGAACATATCACTCATTATGTTAGTTTATAAGAAATTTTATTCTTCTATAACCTTTAATCCATATATCATACCTGGGAAATAAAACATAATAGTTAAAACTGATGTTAACATTATTTCCTTTATGGAAGATGCTCCCTTAGAAATAAATACACCATATGGTGGGAATAATATAACTAGGAGTTGTTTTATATATTTTGCCTGCACTGATATTGATTTATTCGGGTCACATTTACCCTTAGTACATTTAGAATTATCTGTACATTTGTATTTATCAAGAAATCCAAATACTTTTACTTTAAGTATTAGTGAAGGAACATATGATACTACAAAAAAAATTAGTTTCCATATATCAAACAAAATTATAAATACTGTTTTAATTCCAAGAACAACTAATTCCATTAGAATAATTATGATATCAGAAATAATACCTCTACCCTGTAATTTTTTTGCCTTTTCTGAATCAGATAATATATAAGTTTCGTTTCTAGCGGCTTTCCATTCCTTTGACTTTGCAAATTCAGGCAGATCATCTTCCTTCATATCACCAAAATTACGATTAACATTATCTATTTTAGGCATAGACTCAAATACAACACATTTCCTCGATACAGGTATATCCCCATCATATTCAGTTTTACATCTTCCCGATTTACAATCACTATCATAGGTACATTCCGAAGATAATTTTAGTTCTTGTTTAACACAAAAATTACCTAGAATTACATCTTTCCCATCTTTATAACCATATTTAGGTTCACATAAACCAGAAGAACAATCGGAATCATTCTCACATTCTCCACCAAATTCTAACTTATTTTCTTTTCCTGATTCTTGTTCGATATCTTTTTCAGATGAAATAATTCCTTCTACACATCTTCTTGTATCTGGTTCATTATTCTTATATGTCATCTCACATATTTTTGAAGAACAATCATTATTTTCTTTACACTTTTTTCCATAGTTAGTCATACTATTATAATATATATAAACAAGAATAAATTAATCCAGGAAAATAGTAAAAGTAGGTTAGGGCACTTGCTATAATTACATATAATATACTAGATATTCCTTCTTTCATAAATATAGCCAGTGGGGGACATAAGATTAATATTAATATATTAATTAATGATTTATTAAAACATGATTCCCCACCCTTTTTACTATTTTTATTATTTTTATTATTTTTACTATCTAAATAAAAATTCTTCATAAATGAACCAATTAGGTATCCAATTGTGGCATCATATATCATTTTAGAACCGGTTACTATTGAAAATATAATATCACTAATAAGTTTTTTTGGGTCTAATATATACGTAAAAATAGACAAAAATTTTGGGAATACCTTTATCAATTTAACAATTATATTTATTAAATTAAAGGCAAAATCTTTTAAAGATAATATAGCGTCTACCATTTCATTCCATCCCATTGTTATATTATTATAATATATATAAACAAGAATATATTAATCCAGGAAAATAGTAAAAGTAGGTTAGGAAACTTGCTATAATTACGTAAAAAATACTACCCATTCCTTCGTTCATAAATATAGCCAGTGGAGGACATAGTATCATAATTAGAATATTCATGAACGATTTATCTATACATTTTTTCCCACCTTTTTTATTATTTTTATTATTTTTACTATCTAAATAAAAATTCTTCATAAATGAACCTATAATATAACCTAATGTTGCATCATACAACATCTGTAATGCGATTTTAACACCATAAACCGCGTCTTTAATAAGTTTAATTGGATCAGTAAACATAGTAAATAAAGACATTAGTTTAGGTATCAAACTAATAAGTTTAGTAAGTAAATCTAATAATTGTACCATAGCATCCCCTAATGCCAGTATTGGGTCTATTACTGGTTTTATAGGAAATAGGACAGTTCCTAATATTTCCTTAACAACCCCGGTTATTATATCCATAAACCCCATTATACTTTAATAGAATAAAAAAATATAATATTTGATATTACCAGTAAATTACCAGTAAATTACCATTAAATTACAAGACATACATAGATGAATAGATTAGTCCAGGGAAATAATAGAAATAGGTAAGCAAACTTGCTATAACCACGTAAAAAAAACTGGTTATACCCTTTTCCATAAATATAGCAAGTGGTGGACAAAGGACTAGAATAATTAATTGAATAATTCTATTTGTTAAACACATTTTTTTAGGTTTGTTTTTTTTGGATTTCGATTGTATAAAAGGTTTCTTTATAGCACTAAATAAATTACCAAATATAGCATCAAATAACATCATTAACCCAACCTTTACACCATATACAGCATCCTTTATAATTTTACCAGGATCTGTAAACATTTCGAAGAGCGAGACTAACTTTGGTGCTACTTTAATGAGTTCGAGCAAGATATGTATAAGAGCGACAATTGCATTACCAGCACTTACAATAGGATCAAAAATAACCTCTATTGGCGATAATACAATATTTAGGAATCCCATTTTAATATGATGGTAGAAAATAAATTATTAGTTCCCACCTGATAAATTAATAATTCTATTAGAAGATACATAAATAGTTTCTTCAAATTGTGCTGTAATACTAGTTGGATCTGATTCTATTAGCGGTGGATGTTTACTTAAATATCCTTTTCTATACAATTCATCTAAGCAAACATTATAGTATTTTATTGGAGAGTGTTTTTCGAGATACCTTTGAGTAAATGGTAATGTTTTAAATTTGGTTTTGATGATATCATTGAGTTCTTGTGACCTCCTGGTAATTGGTTGTCGACTTTTCTGGGGCATAAAATGTGAGTTATTCCTACCTAATATAGTTGTTCCATTACCATTAGAAGTAAACACTTCTATAGCAAGTATATCATTTTCTTCTATTTTAGTATTATCATTATTTTTAACATTTTGTATTAATTTCCCACCATGTATTTTCCAGGGTAAAATAGAATGACCACACAGATTACCTATAATTTTTACTGGTTTAAATATACCATTCACTTCTGTTTCGTATGATGCCACTATTTCTTCTGATAAATTACCAATTTCAGATATAGTCATATCAACCCCAATATTTTTAATAATAGTATCAACACTTTCTCTTGATGCATCAAGAACTGGTTTATATACTTCATTTTTGGTCCATGTAAATGCGCTATCAATTATACTACCATCTACATGTACCCCATAATCTATTTTAAGAACATCTGTATCTTGTAATAGTTTATTTGAATCTATTTTAGGTATAGGTGTATCATGTGCTGCTATATTATTTAATGAAAGACCAACCGGAAAAGCAATACCATTATTTATTTCATTCTTATCAGAATATAGTTTAATCCGACTTTCTATGAATAAGCATATATCATTTATAGTTTTAGTATTATCAATATAGTCATATAATTCTAGTTTTATTTTTTTATGAATAGAGGCTGCTTTATAATGTTTATCAATATTCATTTTAATTAATATAATTATGTTTATAAATAATATGAATAATTATTATAATTCGGACAACTATCTTAAAATAAATAAAAGTAGTCTAACACCACCTAATTATGTTTTTGGTATAGTATGGCCTATACTATATATATTAATGGGGATATCATTTTTTATGGTTTATAATAAATGTAAAAGTATGTGTTTTCCTTTACAGGTATTTCTAGTACATATGGGATTTAATCTTATATGGACCTATCTATTTATTAAATACAAAAATAAATTAGTGGCATTAATAGATATTATTATAATGATAGCCTTATTGGTATATTGTTTAATTAAATTTAGAAAATACAGTGTGTTGGCGTCTAATATTCTAGCACCTTATTTATTATGGCTTTGTTTTGCAACCTATCTAAATGTATATATAGTAATAAATAATTAATAACAATTTAAAAAAAATTTATATTTATAATATTATTAAATCTTAAATGAGTCTCTTTAAAATACAGTTGATGGCCTATGGTGAACAAGATTATTATTTAACAGGAAATCCTCAAATATCATTTTTTAAAAAGGTCTATAGAAGACACACTCATTTTTCTAAAGAAACAATAAATATACCATTTATAAGGGATGGTAGTGCATCAAAATTTGACAGTCACTTTAAAGCAAAAATACCACGTATGGGTGAATTATTATCTAGACTAAATCTAGAAATTGATGTTACATGTGGGAGTGGTAATAATGGTAATTTATATAGTGTTGATAATTTTACAAATAGTTTAATTAAACACAGTCAGATTAAAATAAATGATTACAAAATAGAAGAATATATATCTCAATGGAGACAAGTAAAACATGAGCTTTTAAATATAAGTAGAAATAAACACAACATGTTATCATCACCATTATATGGTGGTTTAGAAACATATATTAATACAGATACAGATAGAGATGTTGTGGTGGATGGTGTGGGTGGTTCAAAGACGAATCTAGAAAGAAAATTTATTTCAAATGAAGATAGACTTGGCGGATTCTGTCCTTTAATATGTACTGGTAGTGTTTATAATGATACTGGTACAGATCAGTTGACTATAAATGAACTTGGATTTCGTATTGTTACTAATCCTTCAATAAAAAAAAAACTGTTATATGATTTTGATTTTTGGTTTACAAGAAATATAGGTATGGCATTGCCTGTAGTATGTTTATTTAATAATGAAATAATACTTGAGTTTGATACAGAAACCAAGGAAAACTTATTGGGAAGTTTAGGTGATCTTAGTATAGATAAAATGTTGTTAAATGGTGAATTTATTCATTTATACGGTGATGAGAAAAGGAAATTTACAAATAGTTCACATGAATATTTAATTGAACAATTGCAGTATAAAGATAAAATAACAACAACTAATTCTACAGAAGATATACTACCTATACAAACCGTAAATATTAATAACTTTACTCATCCAATAAAATTTTTAACCTGGGTTGTTCAGAATAAAGGCATATCAGGGAAAAATCCAGGCCAAGGACCCTGTTATTATGTATCTATGACTACATCTAATTTGTATGGTGATGATGGTGTCGGTGGTGAATTTAATTTAGAATTCAATGGTGTTGAATATTATAGAAATAATCCAATGGTTTATAATACGAGATATAATCCATTTAAATTGTGTGGTGTTGTACCAGATTTGGATAGAATAGGACTACATTCTTTCTGTCTAAATCCATTTGAACTTCAGCCAAGTGGGACATGTAATATGTCAAAAATTAAGGATAAAAAGATGAAATTTAGGTTTGCTAATAATAATCTAGATACAATTAGAAATAAAAAATTGTTTATATTTGCAGTGAATTACAATGTATTTCAAATAAATACGAACGGTATGGGTGGATTATTATTCGTCTAGTCCTTTACATTTAATCATATTTTCTCTAAGATAAGAAACAAGAGATAAACGTGTATAATCGTTTGATATAGGTTCGATTTTAGTATTACAATGCCATTCATGAACATCCATAGCAAGGAAATCACAGTGTCTAACATCAATAGCAACACCAAATTGTGGGAACCCAGTGGAACCACCTTTATATTTCCCTTCTTCGAGAACGACAAGATTACCGAATCCTTGTTTGTAATCACCAGCATCTTTATGAAGAGCGGTTCTCCAGTTATAGTTTATGGTTACAGTACTGAAAGCAGTATTTTTAATATGAAAATTAGTTTGTTTTGCCTCTTTAGCTTGTTTCCTATATTGTTCTGGAACTAATGTCTTATACATATGATTTATTTCTTTAATAAGGGGAGTTATCTTTTTCCATTTATCGACCTGTTCAGCCGAGAATTTTGTTTTTCTACAGGGGGGTGCATCAACTCCCTTATTTCTATCTCTTTTGTCAAAAAATCCAATAATATTACTCTGAGATAAATTACCAAAACTATTATTAACCCATTTACCAGTTTTTTTAGATTTATAACCAAGTATCCTAAATTTATCAACCCGTTTAAATTGGTCTTTTTCATTTGCGTAAGTTGGTAATTTTTTATAAGAAATAACACCAGCAGAAGCACCTCTATTATCATGTGTTTTCATAGCAGCTTTTTTAAGATTGACTATACCTATCTGACATAATTTATCT